TGGTGATGGTGTCTGACGTTGAAAGAGCAGTGGTGACGTTGCACCAATAGATTGCGACGGTAGCGCGATCAGCGGTAGAACCACCTTGCGTTTTATTTCCAGCAGCGAGACTGTAAGTGTTACCTTGGGAATCGGTTACAGACGAAATGTACGGCGACCCACTTACGCGGTTGTCATGTGCCGAACAGAGAACAACTGTGTCGTTGACAGCAAACGAAACAGTTGGCGTTACAGAAAATGTCGTCCCAGACGTGGTTGAGTTGCCTGTACCCGCCTGGGTGATACTTAGAGCCACATCAGGCTCCTATGTTCAATCTAGGCTAAGGGTTAGAGCGGTGATCTGGAAGGTGTCACCAGCGGTAACAGAAGCGCTAGACGAAAGCGAGCCATACCACAAGCAGTTGCCAGCAGTGGAGTTGTCCCACATTGACCAGTGGGTGTACGTCTCGGTAGCCGCAACATTGGTCCACTCAACAGTGGCTGATGCGCCCAAAGAGCCTGAAGCGGCAGCGTTGAACGTCACTTCCTCGCGGGTTGTTTCGGTGGCGGCGTTACTCGTGCCAGCCTCACCAGGGTCCCCGGTATGCAACTTGATGTACGTGTTGGAAACAGAGAACGACTGTGCGCGAAGCGCGTCCAACAACTTGTTTTCGGCGTAGTTGGAAATCGACATTAGTTACCTCGCGTGACATCGTAGCAGGAAGAAGGGGCTGGGCCGAGGGGGTACGACCCAGCCCCCGTTCCTTTGTCAGACTGAACTAGTTAGTTCAGTTCGAGCCGATGCTCGACGACGACTCAATGCGACGCAGCGAAGCCTCACGGAATCGTGCGTAGCCACCGAGCCAGTACCAGCCGACAGGCTGGAAGCGCTGGAGCACGTCGACCACAGGGCCGCGGACGACACGCGGGAACGCGCCATTTCCGTCCACGATGCTGTGAGCCTTTGCAAGCGCCTGACGGCCCATGATGTGCGTGCAGTACACGTCCACCGTTGCCGAGGAACCCGTGCTCGAACCCGATCCATCCGACGCGTCGGTGAAGATCTTCGCACGCGGCGTCTCAATGAAACGCACACCTTCGAAGGCTCCGACTTCGCCGTTGTAGATCTGGGCGGTGTCGACGTACACGTGCGGGTCACGCCACGAAGCAACACCCGTCTCGCGACGGAGGTCGTACGACACGTCGGGGTGGATGTAGCCCATGTACATGCCGTTGAACGACACAGCGTTGGCCTTGCGGAGCGCTGCGACGATCTTGCGGACGTCGTTGGCCTTGATGATGTCATCCGAACCGACCGTTGCACGGCTCGACGGAAGGCTTGCGCCACCCGAACCGTAAACGACGTTCGTGCCACCAGCGAGGACGTCACGGATGACTCCGTCAACCGAGATGCCAGCGTTGTAACCGACGAGGTTCGCGGCAGCCGAGTCAACGTCGAGGAACGAGGTTCCACGCAACTTGGCGGTGGTGTTGACGGCATTGCCGTATTCCTCAAGGGTCACCTCAACCTGGCTGTCGCCCATCACCACGGGGGTGACGTCGGTGTCTTCGGTGAGGGTGCTGGTCTTTTCGGCAAGATCGTTGAAGATCGTGAACTTGACCGAAGATCCCGGCATTGCCTGAGCAACAGGCATCACGTCTGCGGCCGCGTCGAACAGAAGTTCGCTGCGGAGCGCGAAGTACGCGAGCCTGTCAAATGCAACCTGGTCTGTGAGCAGGCTGCTCGTCTGTGTCTTAGTCATTACCTGTTATTTCTTTCTCCCGACAGGACGGGAGTCCCACGGGCTAGATGTTGTGTGCTTGCTGTCTCATCTGGGCCAGCAGGTTCATCACTTCGTCAGGGTTCCGAGCATTGTTGATCTTGGCTTCCCAGTCCTCGACAGATTCGCTGCGCTCACCTGCACGACTCGCCTTGGAGATCCTGCCCCAGACATCCTGCTCTGCCTTCGTTTCCTCGGCTTGCTTGGAGGGCTGAATAAGGTTCGCTTCCTCGGCTGCTGCTCGGATTGCATCGGGAGTGATCTCGCCGTCGTAGCCCTTGATGAAGTACTTGGCTACCGGGTTGTCGAACGGTACTCCCGCTTTGACAAACGCCAGTTCGCGCTTGGCTGCTTCGGCCTCTGCTCTCGCGGCTCGCTCTTGCTTCAACTCTTTTTCAAGTTTGCGCATGTGCGCCCGAACAGGGTCTTGACCTTGATCCACTGTCTCGTCATCGAACTCGTTGACATCTGACATGGCCCACTCCTTCTGCCCACACCTCAATCGGAGGGATTGAGATGGCTGCGTTCACCCTTGTTTTCACGTTGAAGTCGGGGATTCTCCAACGGTTATCCCTAACGGGATGTAGTTACTGTACCACACAGAGTGGTTTTGTCAACGATTTAGGCGGGGCCACCCAAACCAGTTTCGACGACGCCACCAGCACCCTGGGTTCGGGCGAACTGGCCGCCACCCTGGAACTGTGCAAGACGTTCACGTTGACGGCGCACCAACTGTTCCTGCGCTGCAACGTCGTAGCCGAGTGCGGCACCGATCTTCTGTTCGGCGCTGAGCGCTTCCTCGCCAGCCATCTCGGTGTACAAGCCTGAGAGTTGACCCATCTGTGTGAAACCTGCCTGGGCTTGCTGGGCGGTGATACCACGATCAACAAGGCCTTCGAAGAACGTGGCACCAGAGGTGGCGACGTCAGCACGGTTGAGCATGCCCTGTTCGACGGCACGGGCTGCGATCTCCGCAGCCTTGGCTTGGCGGACTAGGCCGCGTGCGGTGAGGAGGGGGCGGGTGCGTTCTGGGTCGATGAAGTAGGCGGCAAGTTCGCCCTCGTTCACTCCGAACAGGTCCTGCATCTGACGGCGAACCTCAGGGTCGGCGTCGCGGACAGCGGCATAGCCCTGTTCGACGCGTTGCTGAAGTTCTGCCGGGGACACGTCTCCTTCGATCCAGGCAACGAAGTCTTCTTTTTTGTCGTAGAAGTTGTTGGGCAGGTCGTTGGCGCGGAGGGTGGCGCGGTACTGGTCCTCGAGCGCGATGTAGGAGGCAGGGTCAAGTTCGGGAAGGCCATCCGCAAGACGGCGTGCGTTGCCCTTGAATCTTTCCTTGTACTCAGGGCGGTCCTTGATGGCGAAGATAATGGCGTCTGGGTTGGAAACGTTGATCTCGTCTTTGGTGATGAGGTCGTACAGATACGGTGCGATTGACTGGAGTTGGTATGCCTCTAGTGCCTTTGTGACGGTTACGCGGGCATCACGGCGACGCGTTTCGGCAGCCTCAAGTTCACGCTGCTTGAGGAACTCCAAATACGCTTGATACGCCGCATTGGTTTTGTCTGGGACAGTTGGCCCGCCGGGTGGCTGACTCACTGCAGGTTCAGGGGTGGCGACAATCGGCTCACCAGGGGTGACCATCGTGCCAACGTCGATCATCCCGCCACGGGCAGCCTCACCGTAAATGTCCTGAAGAGGGCTGGGCTGGATCGGGTTCTGGGTTTGCTCGGTGCCAGTCATCTGACCGAACTCGAACGGGTCCAACGGAATGTCACTCATCAGACAACCTTCCCAAACGCACGAGCAATCGTAGTGGCAATGTCCAACGCCTGCTTATTAGCGGTCTTCGTGTACTGCCAGCCATAGTTCGGGTTTGTCTTGATCAAAGTTTCCCACTCACCAAACGACAGCGGACGGGATTCGCCATCACCACGTGCATCAAGCGCAACACGGAACTTGGGGTCGTTCATGTCGATAGCAGTAGACGGCATCTCCAACAGTGCGGCAGCCTGGCTTTTGTACTGGTCGGCAATCGTCTTCACGTTGATGCCTTGGTCAATAAAACTCGACAGACCGGGGAACTGCTGTTTGGCGAGGACACGGGCCTGTCGGCGCACGTCATCCAATGTCAGTTCACCGCGAGCATAGGACTCGATGTAGTCGCCCTCGGGCTTGGACAATAGGTATTCGTTGGTGAATACCCCATTGACGTCCTGGGCCAGTTTGCTTTGTTCAACCTGTGAGACAGCGGCCTGGAATGCCAACTCGCCCGTCTGTGGATCACGACGGTAAACGGTGCCGTAAATCAGCGCCTTGTTCTGTTCGTCGTTGTTGCCGTTGCGGGTGGCAGTGCGTGCGATGTTGAACCATTCGTTGTCGTCCAAACCGAGCGAGCCGTAGGTGCCCTTCAGTTTGGACATTTTGTCTTCAATCAGGTCCATCTGATCAGGCATCGGCCGTGCATCAAACGTGCGCTGCGTGGTGCTCGTTTTGAGTCCGTACTGAGTGTTAGCGATGAGACGGCTGATAAGTGACTTCGCTGCCTCTGGGTACAAGAACCAGTCCTCGTTGATCGCACGCTGCGCAATCGCCTTCACCTCAGGGTCAAGGTCAAGGATGTACTGGTCGGCTGGGAAACGGCGACGAAACTCTGCCTCCCAATCGCCAGCGAACGCTCCCTGTTTGCGGTATTCGGCACGCAACGTCTTGGTTGTCTCGGGGGTTTCCGGCAGTCCGCGCAGTTCTCTCTGTGCCTCAGCCCACGTATTGAAATCAGAACGTCCCGCTGCGGGTGCAGCAGGTGCAACGCGAGGTCCACTCGG